GTGTCGTATGTCATCAGCTCAGATCCGGGTGACATGCTGATCGTGCAGATCTCGGAAGAGAAGGCGCGGGAATTCAGCAAGAAGCGCATCGACCGCATGCTGCGCAACAGCCCCGAACTGGCTGCACTGATGTCACCGCACGGGCATGACAACAACGTCCATGACAAAACTTTCAGGGCTGGCAACTACCTGGGCATCAAGTGGCCCACGGTCAACGTGTTATCAAGTTCGGATTACCGCTTTGTGGCGCTGACCGATTACGACCGTCTGCCGGAAAACCTGAGTGGCGAAGGCGACCCGTTCAGTCTGGCCACCAAGCGAACCCAGACGTTCATGTCATCCGGCATGACACTGGTCGAGACTTCGCCTGGCTGGGATATCACCGACCTGGACTGGAAGCCAGACCCGAAATACCCGCACATGGCACCGCCGACCAAAGGTGCGCTGGCGCTATACAACCTGGGCACCCGCGAGCGCTGGTACTGGCAGTGTCCGAGCTGCAGCGACTGGTTCCAGCCGATTCTTGAGCACTTCAGCATCGAGCATCGGCGGCCATGCTGCCCGCACTGCGGCACGATCATCGAAGACCCGCACCAGAAACGGGAGCTGAACGCTAAGGGCGAGTTCCTGCCAGAGGGCTGCAGCTTCACCGCTGATGGCGGCATCGAGGGCGAGCCGCGCAAGACGCGCATTGCCAGCTTCTGGATGGAAGGCCCTGCGGCCACGTTCCAGACTTGGGACTCGCTGGCCGACAAGCTTGCGCAGGCCGAAGAGGTCTACGAACAGACCGGCAGTCAGGAAAAGCTCAAGACCACGATCAACACCGACTGGGGCAGGCCTTACCAGTACCGCAAAGCCGAGAACGCGCGCAGCCATGAAGCGCTGCAGGAACGCACCGAGAAGCTGGGCGAGCGGGTGGTGCCTGAAGGCGTCCGCGCACTGTTCGGATCGGTGGACGTGCAGGGCGGCAAGAAGCGGCGCTTTGTGGTGCAGGTTGTTGGCTACGGCGAACACGGTGAGCGCTGGCTGATCGACCGCTTCAGTCTGCGCAAGTCCGAGCGCAAGGACGAAAACGGCGAGCTCCGCCGGATCGATCCTGGCGGCTACATCGAAGACTGGAACCTGCTGATCAGCCACGTTATCAGCCGCAAGTACCCGCTGGCAGATGATTCTGGCCGTGAAATGCCTGTGCTGCTGACCGCTATCGATACCGGAGGTGAAGACGGCGTTACCGAAAATAGCTATCAGTTTTACCGCGCACTGCGCCGGCAAAGCCTGCACCACAAGGTCATGCTGGTGAAGGGCGGCAGTACCCGCAACGCCCCGCGTATGCGCGAGACATTCCCGGACAGCTCAGGACGCAAGGACCGCCATGCCAGCAGCCGAGGCGATATACCGCTTTACCTGCTGAACACCAACCTGATAAAAGACACGATCAGCAACGCGATGGAGCGTACCGAGCCGGGGCCGAACTACTGCCACTGGCCTGACTGGCTGGGTGAGTGGTTCTTCGAGGAGCTGACATACGAGCAGCGCAGTCCAGACGGCAAGTGGGGCAAGCCAGGCAAAGCCAACAACGAGGCGTTCGACTTGATGTGCTACGCCGACGCTGCCGCCACCAAGAAGGGCTACGACAAAATCAACTGGCTGGCGCCGCCGCCTTGGGCTCGTGACTGGGACAACAACACCGAGATCCAAGCTGACGGCGTCCGATCAGCCACCCGCAAATCCAACGCGACTCCGCCTGCAGAGCGCAAGCGGAGAAGGACGAGGGGGCGGATTGGTTGACTAGTGGTGTGGGTCGCTTCCCCTCCTCACGCTACCGTTTGGGTGCGTTCTTCGATAAAACGATCCAAGTCCTCGATCCGGTACATGACGCGGCGGCCAACCTTCACGAACGGGAGTTTGTAACGGCCAGTGCTACGCCAGACGGCAAGGGTGCCCTCTTTCACACGCAGATAATTGGCGGCTGATTCAGGTGGGAGTAGTTTGCTGTCCATCTCTGTACCTCATCGTTAATTGATAAGGTGGATGGTAAAGATGGGGTTAATTCAGTTATCCCAAAAAGAGTCCCCTGTTTTTGGGTTACTTTCTCGGATAGCAGTCAGCTTTGGGCTGTATAAGGTGCGACACCCCCTCCAGGCGGCAAAGCTCAAGAAAGCTTCGCCAACTCAACTCTCAGCAGATCGATAGCGGTATCCCGCTACCGGGCATCCTTCACGGGACGGGCGGCGGATCCGGCTCCACAGGGTGCGCCAGCCGGGGCGATCCAGCGCCAGCGCATTGCAGGTTGATAGCTTCAGACAATGACCTTTTTTGGTGCAAAATTCCTGGCATATTTTTTGCGTCATTCTCAGCATGTTGAATCAAAAGGATATTTGTCTGAGAAAACCGCTCGCCATGCAATAAGCGTTCCAATTGATTTTAACTATCGTTCTGCCCGCAACATGCACCAACAGTTGCAGGAATCCGGGCGGGTTGCGGCATGGGCGTGCACGACCGGCTCGGGGCTTAACCGCCACCTCCGTCACCTATAAATCCAGCAACCATTCGGGTTTTAATGCCTGATATTTACCGGACGCACACATGGCCTACACCCAAGACGACTTGATCAGCATCCGTGAAGCGATCGCCACCGGTGAAAAGTCAGTTACCTTTGCCGATGGCAAGGCGGTCACCTACCGGACACTGGCCGAACTGATGCAGGCCGAGCAGATCATCAGCAAATACCTTGAAGCTGCTGCAGGTCGCAGGCCGCGCCGGGCCTTCCGCATGAACGTGAGCAAGGGGATATGAAGTGAGTAAGCCCCGCGTCCGCATCAAGAACGGCCTGCCGGTGAAAACTCGCGCCCAGGCATACGAAGGTGCCACCCATAGCCGCCGCGCATCAGGATGGACTGCACCGGCTACCGGACCGAACCGATCACTGACACCGGCACTCAACACCCTACGCAACCGCAGCCGTCAGGCGTACCGCAACAACCCGTGGATCAGGCAGGCGATTGATCGCAACGTCTCCAACGAAGTCGGAACCGGCATTGTGCCGATGTTCGAGAGCTCTGACACGGCTTTCAACGAACGTATGGAGCAGTTGTGGCTGCCGTGGACCGGACAGAGTTGCGCCGATGGTAGCCTGGATTTCTACGGCCAGCTGGCGCAGGCTGTGCGCTGCCGCCGTACCGCTGGTGAGGTGTTCATTCGCGTTCGGTATCGCCCGTTTGCCTGGGGTCTGACCGTGCCTATCCAGCTGCAGGTGATCGAGCCTGATCACGTACCGCTCGACATGAACGAGACGCTGCAGAACGGCAACAAGATCATCGCCGGCAAGGAGTACACCGCCCGGGGCAGACTGGCCGCTGTGTGGATGTATCCCGAGCACCCTCAGGACAACAGCACCGCCACACTGAACCAGCTGATCCGTGTGCCGGCTGACCAGATCATTCATCACTATCTGCCGCTGCGACCGGGGCAGGTACGCGGGGAGCCAGATATCGTGCCGGCCCTGCTGCGCGCCTACACCTACGACACCTACGAAGACAGCGAGCTCAAGCGCAAAGAGACCCGCGCACCGTTCACCGGCTTCCTGCAGAAGGAATACCAGAGCGACAACGACTGGCAGTTCGATCCGATCACAGGCGAGCCGCTAGCCGATGACTCAGACGTGCCAGAGATTAGCGCCCAGCCTGGCACGATCATCAGCGGTGCGATCGGCGAAAAGCTGACCCTGTTCGATGGCGACAACACCGGCAGCGGATACAAAGACTTCCAGAAGCAACAGCTGCTGGCCATAGCTGCTGGAGCAAAGAGCCTGTATCAGCTGATGACCGGCGACTGGGATGGCGTCAACGACCGCATCTACCGCGCCATGATTCAGGAGTACCGCCGCGAGATCGAGATGGCTCAGGACCACCTGGTCATCCACCAGATATGCGAGCGTGTGGCGTTCTGGTTCACCGACCAGTGCGTTGCCACCCGGCTGGTCAGCGCTGCCGGCTATGCCGACCGATACGACGACTACAACAAGCGCGACTGGCGAACCCACCGCTGGCCGCATATCCACCCGACTCAAGACGTTCAGGCCACTGTTAACGAGATCAATAACGACCTCGAATCACTTGACGCAGCCGTTGCCAAGCGTGGCTACCGAGCCAGCGAAGTGCAGCGCAAGAACGTCGAAGCCCGCAAACGCAAACGCGACCTGGAACAGCAAGCAGGTCTCCAACCTGAAGAGGGATAACCATGCCATGGTTTAAAGCACAGGCCACCGGAGACCGGACGGCCAATGTCATCATTGACCGCGCAATCGGCTCCGATTGGGCGCCGGACTGGATTCAAGACTGGACCGGTGAACAACCGGCCCGTGACTTCATTGATGCCATCGAAGCCTTGGGCGAGCTGGACACCATTGATCTGGAGCTGAACAGCCCTGGCGGCGACGTAGCCAGCGGCATCCGCATCATGAACTACCTGCGCAACCACAATGCCACCGTGAACATCACCGTGACCGGTATGGCCGCCAGTATCGCCACTGTCATCATGATGGGCGGTGATACCCGCACCATGGGGATAGGCACCACGCTGATGGTGCACAACCCGGCAGGCTGGATGGCCGGTTTCTATACCAAGGCCGAGATGGAAGAAATGGCCGAGGCGATGGGGCGTATCGAGGCTGCGATCATTGAGGCTTATGTGGTCGGCACCGGTAAAGGCGCCGACGAGATCAAGCAGCTCCTCGATAAAGGTGACACCTACCTGACCGCCGATGAGGCGATTGAGTGGGGCATGGCTACCGCCAAGCACGACAGCCTGCGAGCGGTCGCTTGCGCCGATCCGAAGCAGTTCAAGCAGCAGCTGCAGCTGCAGGGCAACATCCGCGCTGCCGAGCAGATGGCCGAAGCCGCTCAGGCACAAGCCAACAGCTACAAAGCTGAACTCGACACACTTCAAGCATCACATGAACAGGTGCTGTCAGAACTCGAAGCCTTCAAGAACCCGGTTGCAGCCACTGCCGACGACATCATTGCCCGCTGCGCCGAGGCCGGTTTCGAAGCGCTGGCCGTTCCGATGGCGCAGGCCAAGCTGCCGATGGCTGCCGTTGAGCAGCGCCTGAAGCTGGCCGCCGAAGTGAAGGATATCGCCAAGGCCACCGGCATCGATGCTGGCGCACTGATGGCGCACCTGGACAATCCTATTCAGATGCTCGGGGTTGCTGTGGCTGAAGCCAAGGCTTTGGTCGATCAGGATCTCGACAATCACACCACGCCCGGTACGGGCACAACCGCAAAACAGCCTGATTCCAAAAAGGCTTACGCACAACTCAATAACCAGAGAGGTTAAACACCATGGCAATTACCGAAGCCACCCGTGCCGGTGAATTTCTGCTGTCAGAAGCAAACGGCACCCGTTCCCGTGAACCCATCACTCTGACTGGCGGGTCATTCCCGGCAGGCCAGGTGCTGGGCAAAATCACCGCAAGCGGCAGCTATACCGCATACGATTCTGCTGCAACAGACGGTTCTGAATCTGCTGCCGCCATCCTGTATGAAGCAGTCGACGCATCCACTGCAGACGCTACCGGTGTCGGCATCGTGCGCGATGCTGAAGTAAAGGCAGCGCGACTGACCGACAACGACGCCGCAGGCACTGCTGCACTGGCAGCGCTTGGCATCATCGTTCGATAACCCAAACCGCTTAACGACAAAGCCGCCGCAGGGCGGTTTTTTTGTACCCAATTCAAGAGGATACAACTATGCCATCTTTGGATATTTTCAACGACGATGCCTTCAGCCTGCAGAGCCTGACTGCATCCATTGCCGAACAGCCGCACGTTCCTGGCCGTATGGGCCAGCTGGGCATGTTCCAGAACGAAGGCATCACCACCACTCAGATCAGCATCGAGAAAGACGGCGCTACTCTGGGGCTGGTGGCGGCTGCTGACCGTGGCGCACCGGGGCAGGTGGTCGTGGGCGACAAACGCACCATGATTCCGTTCAACACCCTGCACCTGCCGCAGACCGGCGCGGTCATGGCGGACGAGATCCAGAACGTGCGCGCCTTCGGCTCCGAGACTGAAGTCGAATCCGTGCAGACTGTTGTGAATCGCCACCTGGCGAAACACCGCCGTCAGATCGACGCCACTCTGGAGCACCTGATGATCGGCGCAGCCAAGGGCCAGCTGCTGGACTCCGACGGCTCCACCGTGCTGGTCAACCTGCTGACTCAGTTCGGCATCAGCCAGACCACGCACTCTCTGGTGCTGGGCACTGCCACCACCAAGGTGCGCGAGAAAGTGCTTGAGCTGCTGGATCTGATCGAGGACAAGCTGGGCGGCGTGAGCTTCACCGGTGTGCGCGTCCTGTGCGGTCGCAACTACTTCAAGAACCTGATCGGTCACGACAAGGTTGCACCTGCATGGGAGCGCTGGAACAACGGCGAAATGCTGCGTAACGATCCGCGCGGCGGTTTCGAGTTCGGCGGCGCGATCTTCGAGCAGTACCGTGGACAGGTCGGCGGCAACAAGTTCATCGGTGACGATGAAGCCTACGCCATCCCTGAAGGTGTCTCCGAGCTGTTCATCGGTCGCTTTGCCCCGGCCAACTATCTGGAGACGGTCAACACCAACGGCCTGCCGTACTACTCCAAGATGGAACCACTGGCGATGAACAAGGGCATGGCACTGGAATCCCAGTCCAACCCGATCTTCCTCTGCACCCGTCCGGGCGCCGTGGTCAAGCTGACCGGCTGATCTCTGCACATCCAAGCGGCCCCAGACGGGGCCGTTTCAGTATGCGGAGGTAGCCACTATGTCCATCGACAAAACCATGAAACGAGCAGCCCGGCGCAATCTGGTGCGCTGCGGTGAGCCCTGCGATCTGGAGATGTGCGGTGTTTCAGAACTCATTGAGAATGTGCTGGTACACATCATGCGTGATATCCAGCTGGTATCCGCGGGCGACACTGACACTGCTGAAAGGCGCACAGAGGCAGAGATGCTTGTTGATGATGTCCGCGACCTCAAAAAACGAGACCTGATCCACACCGAGACCACGGTCTGGCGCGTGGAGTCCAAGATTGCGAATGACGGCTATACCGTGCGTGTCGTGGTGAGCGAGGAGCTATGAGCGGCCAGCAGATACGGATTGACGAAGGCGACCTGAAGCGTGTGCGTGACGTGCTGTATGGCTACCGCAACGGCGCCGAAAAAGCGGTGATGCGTGCGGTCAACCACGGCGCACGTCAGGGCCAGAAACATGTAGTCGATGGCATCTATGCCAAGGCCGCATTGAAGAAGGCCAAGATCCGCGAATACACCAAGTTCCGGCTGGCAAGCCTGGGCACCATTGGCCGTGCCTATGCCGTGCTGTCGCTCAAAGGTAGGCCACTCAGCCTGCTGGACTACGGTGCCAAGCCGGTGGGCAAAGAGGGTGTCAGCTTCCGCATCTGGCGCGACGGCAAGCGCGAGAAGTACAAGCACGCATTCATCGCCACCCTGATCAAGGCCCGTTACTCCGGTGTTTTCGAGGTCAACATCGACTCGCCCAAGTACAAAGATGGCGCTCGCACCCCATGGCGACGCAAGGAAGGCCCGGGCATTCCGACCATCTACCAGCAGACACCAGGGCTGGCTGAGAAGGCCAACGAGCTGGCGATGGAAGCGATGATGAAAGAACTCGACCGACAGGTTTCACTCATTGACCGGGGGCTGCTGTGATTATCCGCGAACAGATTGTGCAGGCCGTCATGGCCCGACTGGCACCGCTGACCAGCGTGCCGGTGCTGCGCCGTGAACAGTACGAGGACGAGTTCGAGTTCGTCTGCGTGTGGGACCAGACGCAGGAGACCAGCCGTGATGACTACGGCCGACTGACCCACGCCATGGATCTGACCGTGGAGTTTATCCGGCAGGATGCCAGCGGCTACGCATCACCGGCTGCGGCTGTATCCGGCATGTACGGTGATCTGGTGCTGGCGCTGTTCAACGACCCGGCCACCGGCGAGCCTGACCCGACCTTTGCAGGTCTGGCTGGCAGCATGACCGAAAGCAGCATGATCCCGCTGACGCCCGAAGCTGGCCTGCGGATTGTGGGCCTGTCTCTGCAGGTCGAGATCACCTACCACACCAAGCACGGCGACCCGTTCAGCCAGTAACACCTATTCCCTGACACCCATTTCAGAGCAGTCCATCCGGCCTGTTCCGCGCCTTCGTGCGCACGATTCTCCAAAACCGCGCAACCGCGCACATCAACGACATGAGGTAACAACATGGCAAACGCAGATAATGCGCTGCTGCGCATGGAAACCGGCCAGCAGTCCTACCCGATGGATGCACTGCTGGACTCCGGTGACGCAACCACTTTTGAAGGACTGGCCGCGCCCTGGTCTGGCCGTGCTGGCTTTGAGCCGGACGTGAAGCCGGACGGCGTGATCAACGGCGGCTCTATCACTCCGGGGTCTACTGCAGACACCGTGGCGGTCGAGGCGGTGCTGTGCAACTTGGGCGGCACCGAGACTGCCGTGGGCGGCAACACCGCTGTGGCTGTGACCCGCGCAACCACCAGCACCCACATCATCAATTCTGTGACCATTGACGACACTGGCGCTATCGCCGTGGTTGCCGGTACCCAAGGCGCCAGTTTCAGTGAAACCCGTGGTACTGCCGGTGGCCCGCCGTATATCCCGGTCGGCTCCATCGAGATCGGACAGGTGCGCCTGAATGCTCAGGCATCCGCGCTGGTGACCACAGGCCAGATCTTCCAGGTGGTCGGCCTGCATCAGGAGCGTTATGACGCGCCGCTGTTTGAGGTCGACAGCTACGAAGGCAAGGTTGTATTCGCTGGCGCACTGCCGACCATCCACACCGGTGACGAGCCGAAAGGCGTGTATGCCAGCTACGCAACACCGCTGCTGCAGGATATCGAGCCGACGCGTGACAACGTGGTGCCGGAGGAGGCGTTCTCTGTATCGTCTGAAGCGTATTACGGCCGCTCCATTGGCTCCGTGTCCCGTTCCCTGTCTCAGGGTTCGTTCACCTACGCCATGAACGACGGTATCACCGACACCCTGGCGAAGCTTGAAGGCCAGAACCTGTGGTTCGAGTTCCTGCCAAACCGCTACCGTACCGGCGTGAAGTTCGTTTACCAGGGTATTTTGGGTGTGAACCGCTCCTATCCGGCATCCGGCGCGATGACCATGAGCTGTACTGTTTCTGCATCCGAGAAGGCACAGCCGGTAGGAGCATAACCCCATGAGCTTTGACCTGAACGCTTTTCGTCAGGCGAAGTTCGAGCCCCGGCAGGATGATGTACTCCTGCCGGAGCTTGCCGACTTCTTCCCTGATGGCACCAAACCCCTGTTCACCATCCGTATGCTGTCCAGCAACGACCTGCACCGTGCCGAGAACGCCATCCCGGTTGGCAATGCCGCACAGGAGCTGCTGAAGCGTCTGGCCGGTGGCGCTGACCAGGACAAGGCCGAAGTGGCCGCTGAGGTGCTGGGCATCATCGGCGGTGACGATATTGAAGCCACGCTGAAGAAGCAGCTGGAGATGGTCCGGATTGGCGTAGTCGCACCCGAGCTGCAACTGCAGGACGTGGTGACCATTGCCGAGCATTTCCCGGTTGCCTTCAAGAAACTCTGGCTTGAAATCAGCCGACTGACCGGCATGGGTGCAGCCGCTGTGGTAAAGCGGCGGCCCTCTGGCAAAGGCAAGACGTCAGAGACGCCCTGACTCTCTGTGATCTGCGGGGCCGCTTCCTGTTCGAGGTCCGGCCCGACCTTTTCCCAGAGGGTTACCTGACCCCATCAGAGCGTGAACTCTGGATCATCTACTACGACCACAAAGCCGCAACTCGGGAATCCAACCATGGCCGTTGATCTGCAGCGTACGATCGAAATCATCTTTGCCGGTGTCGATAATGTCGGCCCCACTGTGCAGAGTGTCGGGCGCAGCCTTGACCAACTGCAGGGCAAGGTCGGCAGCGTTACCGGACCGATGGCGGACTTCACAAAAACCATTTTGAGCACCGAGGCCGCGTTGGTCGGCATCGGCCTAGCGATGGCAGGCATTGCCGTCAATGAGGCGGGCAAGTTCGAAGGCGCGCTGCAAGAGATCGGTACGCTGTTTGGCGCCACGGATGAGCAGGTACGCGAGCTGGCTGACGGCATCCTGGAATTCAGTCAGAACAGCGGCAAATCGATTGAGCAGATTAATGCCGCCGTATATCAGGCGATCTCGACCGGCACTGATTACGCTGATGCGATTGGTTTTGTGGCAGAAGCGGAGCGACTGGCTGTTGCAGGCCGTGCGGATCTTGCAGAAGTGACCACCGTGTTGTCGGCAGTGATGAACGCCTACGGCGCAAGCGCGGACGAGGCATCCTATTACTCCGATATACTGTTCACCACGGTGCAGAAAGGTGCTACCAGCGTTCCGCAGCTGGCATCGAGCCTGTCCGCTGTTACCAGCATCGCATCAGCTGCAGGCGTGTCGTTCGAGGATGTAAGTGCCGCCATTGCCGCCATCACCGCGTCCGGCACAGGTACAAGCGAAACCATCACCCAGCTGCGCGCACTGATCACCGAGCTGCTGAAACCGACTGACTCTTTGAAGGAGGCGCTCGGCGGCGTATCGCTGGAGGCTGACGGACTGGATGGTGTCATTGCCAAGCTGGCCGATGCTACCGGCGGCAGCGCAGATGAGATGGTCAAGCTGTTCGGGTCAACCGAAGCGGTGCAGGCCGCTCTGACGCTGGCGAACGACAGTGCAGGCAACTACGCATCATCCATCACCGCTATGGGTGAGGCCATGGGCGTCACCGAGCGCGAAGCCGAGCGAATGATCAAGCAGTTTGCCGAGGTCAACCAGACCTTTGCAAACATCATTCAGGCGACCTTTATCAATGCTGGCCTGCCGATTCTGGACGAATACAACGATGTTGTCGGGGCGCTGGGCGATCTGTTCAAGGGCGTTCAATTCAGTCTGGATAGCGATGCGTTCAAGCCGATTTATGATGCCATCGAAGATGGATCTGAGATTATCACCGAATTTCTGCAGGGTGTTGCCGAAGCACTGCCGGAAGCGCTGGCAGCGGTCGACTTTGAGGGTCTGATTGCGGCTTTCTCTGATCTGTCTGGCGCGATCGGCGGGCTGTTCGGCGATCTCGATCTGACCAAGGCTGAAGACCTGCAGGAGGCGATTCAGCTCATCATCAACGGCATCGAAGTGCTGACGCGGTATTCAGCCAGCGCCGTGGAGTCGTTCGGGCCGTTTGTGCAGTCCATTGCTGAGCTGGTCAACAAGGCGACTGAGGGAGACAAAGCGTTTGCAGACTTCGCGGGCACGGTGGGCGGCATCGCCACGGTCATTGATACGCTACTGCCGTCTGTTGGCGGCCTGGGCAACGTGCTCGCCACAGTCGGCGGCGCCCTTGCTGTGCTGGGTGGTGCCAGGCAGGCAGGGCTGGCGATCAGCAGTCTGACCAGCCTGACAGCCGTGTTGGCGAATCCGGTTACAGGGCTGGTTGCTGTTTTCGGCGCAGCAGCATATGCGGTTATCGATTTATCAAATGGCATTAGCGAGTTCAACGACCGAGCTGCCGAGATGAAGCGGGTCGATGATCTGTGGTCGCAGGCAGGCAGCATGGCCGACAGCTGGGGCGACATGATCGTTAAGGCCAAGCAGCTTGGCGCAGACGTATCTCACTTGGCGGACGTGTTCGAAGAGACCTACGGCATAACCATTGAACAGGCCGAGGGATACGATACCGTTTCAGAGGCGATGGATGGCGTCAGCAAGAAGGCCGAGGAGCTGGCCAATGCCGAGAAAAAGGTATCGGACGAGCGAGCTCGTGCGCGAATGGAATCACAGATCGCGGCGCTTGATGAGCAGGACAGGGCCAGACGGCAGGAAGAATATAAGCAGAGCATTCTGGACCAGGTCGAAGCCTATCGCGCGCTAAGTGTTGAGCAGTACAACAAACTCACTGCTGATGAGCGAGAGGCGTATTGGAAGGCTCTGCTGCTGGCAGACCAAAAGGGCTGGCTGAACGAGCTGGAAAAAGAGAAGGGCGCGCGTTCTGAAATAACAGAGGAGCAGCGCAAGCAAGAAGCTGAGCTAAAAAAAGAGGTCGAGCTGCGCAAAGAAGCAAAGGAAATGCTGCTGGCGCAAACCCAGCAACTCTATGACTTCCAGACTGCGCTTGAAGAGATAGCGAGCAACGAACGCATTCGCGGCATGGAGCTGAAGTTCGAGTTCGATATCGAGCAGATGCGCCAAAACGCAGAAACCGCCAGGGCAATCATTTCCTCGATCGGTGAAACAGTCAACAGCACAGGTGAGACGCTGGTTGGCCTGGCTGAGCTGCTGACAGGATTCAGCAGTACTTCATCCAGTGGTTACCGCGAGATCATGGAGATCATTCAGAACGAAGAAACGCGGCGCGATGAGGCGATAGAAATGCAGC